GGTTTAGGTAGCCCTGCTGGTTGCAATTGATTGCAATTAACAAGAAGGGAGTGAGAAAGATGCCGATCAACACTTTTTTCATTCAGAAGCGGTGTGATAGATGCGGCTGTGAGCTTACAGCAACGAGAAGGATGTCTTTTTTTACCAAGGAGACACTTTGTGTGGATTGCTCTGCCAAAGAGGCCGCTTCATGGCTATACTGAGCATCGGAATAAGAGCGTTTGGCCATGAGAAAAAAATATCATCGAACCCTAAAAGAAGTCTGTGAAGACCATCTTTGGCCGGACCCGGGGAAACCAGATCCGCAAAAGAGTTGGAGACACCGCGCGGTTGCTGAAGTCCTACGTCGTATCCCTGAAAGTGGATATAGAAGATTGAGGCAACTCAAAGCCATAGGATTGTTTCGCTGGTTCGTCCCAACCTACGGAGTTCAGGGGGCCGTTACCTGCTTCGACGACGAAGGCGGAATACCTTTCAAGGTTATCTACTTGAGTCCCCGGCTCGAATTAGCGGCATGGGATATTGCAGTTGCTGTGGTGGCTCACGAACTGGCTCATCTTGTGCTTGATCATCAATTCGGGAGCACTGAAAGAGAACAAGAGATTTACGAAGAGGAAGTGTTTAGGCTTCTCTGTGAATGGGGATTCGAACGAGAGGCGAAGAAACATGAAGCTGTGATTAAGTGGAAAACTTCTTGGTATTCGAGATGAAAGGAAAATGGTTGCAGAAAATAATTTGGAAGCGTGGGAAGAAGTAATGGCCAAGCTCGTGAGGCTGAATGAAGAGAAGAACCTGTTTGAAGTAAGGTCCTCTTCGAATCCTGAAGAGTGGTACGACATTGATCTGACCCATGGGAAATGCAGCTGCATTGGATTTTCGTTTCGAGGCCGTTGTAAGCACTTAAAACTGGCAAAGCAGTTTAGTGAGCGAAAGGGAGTCTCGCAAAAGGTGCCGATAGAAAAAGACGGTGATGGATTACCATTCTGAGTTAATTGCAAATAATTGCAATAGGCAACAGGCAGGGCAACGAAGGCAACGAAAAAGGCAACAGCTTATATGGCCAAGGTGGATATCTCAAAACTTGAGGAGCTTTTAAGCCAAGGACGTACCCCGGCAGAAGCTGCCCGTATATTGGGGGTAAATCGATCTTCTGTTCACAAGAAGGTGAAACGGCTTAAGTTGAATACCGTCAAGATCGTGACGTTGGAAAAGGCCGCTGAAGTGGTGGAGAAGAAGCTTGATACGATCGGGCAGCTGCAGAAGATCAACGATTATGCTAACGAGCTTCTTGATCTTCTCATGAGATGGAACAGGGGTGATGAGGTGGCCTTGCAGATCCTTGAAAGCCAGGTGGCAAAAAAGAAGGTTAAAGTCGGTGATGAGGAAATGGAAGTTCAGGAGTTCAAGTTCACCGATCCCCGACAGCTTGCTTTGAGGGCCATGGGTGAGATCCGGGAACAGTTGAGGCTTCAGGTTGAGATATTCAAGACCCTTTACGACGTCGAAGCAGTCCGCGAGTTTCAACAAGTAGTTTTGCAGGCAATAGGTGAAGTGGACCCAAATGTTAGAGAGAAAATTATCGCTAATCTTAACAAAAGACGCGCTATTCGATCATCTGTGCAATTTGGTTGATCAGCGCTTTGGGACCAAGGCAAACAGCGAGCCCGAGTCCATACCCTCTTTTGTGGAATGGTGTCTGAAGGGTCCCGTTATTCTGGACGGGAAGCCTTTTAGTTTTGAGCGTCATGAGTATCTTAGGGGGCCATACCAGGATGATCACCGATGGACGGTTGAGGAAAAGGCAGCGCAAATGGGCTGCACATCAAGGGCTATGCTCTTAATCGTCTACAGTGCCAGATACTCGAGCTATCGGGGAATTTTATATTTCTTTCCTTCAAGGACTGACGTTTCGGACTTTACAAAAGGCCGGGTAGATCCACTCATAGATGACAACCCGGATTCGATAGGGACCTGGATCAAAGACACCGATTCAGCGAACATCAAGAATATTTGGAACTGCTTCCTCTACTTGCGTGGGATGGGTTCCAGGATCGGCTTAAAATCGGTCCCCGCGGACTTCCTGGTTTTCGATGAATTAGACGAAGCCCCTCAAAAAGCGGTCAGTATGGCCATGAAGCGGCTATCACATAGCGAAGAAAAGCGGGTCCATATGCTGAGTAACCCTACCCTACCCGACTATGGCATTAACAAGGCTTTCCAGACGACAGATCAGCGTTATTGGCTTCTAAAATGCGAGAAGTGTGGTGATCATACATGTCTTGAAGATACTTTCCCGGATTGCCTCGTTGAATTTAGGGGGCAGGTGATCCGTCTTTGTCAGCATTGCCGGGACCGGGAGCTTGATCCATCAATCGGGCAGTGGGTAGCTAAAAAATCATCAATTACTGATAAACGAGGGTATCACTACAGCCAGCTTTTCAGTCTTTTCGTTGACCCTGGAGAGATCCTTCATGAATTCAGGACTACAAATCACCTTACAAATTTTTATAACCTAACAATCGGTATCCCATATGTGGAAGCTGAGAATCGCCTTCCGGTAGAGGCTGTCTTGTCCTTATGTGGCGATGAGGGAATCGCGGACCATGATGACGGACATTGTTCAATGGGCGTTGATCAGGGGAAGGATCTTCATGTTGTTATTGGTAAAAAGCACCCCGAGAAGGGCGGTCGAATTGTTCACCTCGGGATTTACAAGGACTGGGAAGATCTTGATGGACTTATGAAGAATTTTCACGTCTCCCGGTGCGTGGCAGATGCTCTGCCAGAAACCCGCAATGCCAGAGACTTCGCCAAACGATGGAAAGGCAAGGTTTTCCTGAATTTCTATAACGATAACCAAAAAGGCTCTTATGCGTGGGATGAGGAAAAATTGATCGTTCAATGTAATCGCACGGAATCCATGGATGCTTCACATAATCAGCTTATGCGAGAGTTGATCATTCTGCCTCGTGAGAGCGACATGGTGAGGGAATTTGCGCGCCATTGCAACGGCGTGGCCAAGAAACTTGAGGAAGATGAGGCCACAGGATCGAAACGTTATGTCTACGTGAGGTTGAAGCCGGATCACTTCCGGCATGCCTTCAATTACGAGCGAATGGCAGCAGAGGTCATGGGTAAGTCTATAACTTCCATCATATCGTTGGGGACCTCCGAGGAGTGGGTTGACGATTCAGCTAAAAAACAAATCATAGAACTACCCGAGGAGTGGTCATGGATCGAGAGCTATTAGAGAAAGAACTGGAGAGTATCCAGAAAAGACGGGCTGACCTTGAGGCAGACCTTAAACAGTGTAAGGACGTCCGGGACTATTTCCAGGAGAAGAAGATCAAAAAAGAACTTGGAGAACTGGCGAGGCGAGCCAAACGAATACTTTTCAAGCTTGGACGCTATTATTACGCTGAAGAGGAGATGGTTGAGCATCAACCAGGTGAATTCATCGACGCAAATACCTATAACTGGCTCATTGGCGATGATTGAGACTGGCGAGCATGGCATAAGGTATGCGCTGTCAAAAAAATGGGGTAATAATTTCAATGGGTTTAGTACCGCAAAAAGACGTGTGGTGGATTCTGTGACATGGACACAAGAGCATTTCGGGTAAAGTAGTACGTGGCCGTTGTTCGAAACGGCTGGGGCAATCGCTTCATGGAGTTCCGGCCAGACGACATCTGAGGCAGGACCAGAGAAGAGACATAATTCTCAAATTGAGGAAGATGGGATGGACACAAGAAGGGGTGGCGAAGGCTCTTGGAATGGGACGGTCAACCGTTAGCGATGCCGAAGCTAAGGATGAAAGCATTGTCGGTTCCGACAATACTTTCATTTCAGATCAACGTCGAAAGATTTCAGGATTAGCCAGAATCGGGCAGAGGTGGTCTCTCCTTTATGGCATGGTTAAAGCGGGGCGCCATGGTTTCGAGGAGATCGACTGATGCCCAAGGCCATTTACCGTGGGGGTGGAATATCTGTCGTTTAAACGCATCCTGGTTAAAATCGATTGCAATTAATTGCAACTGAAAGGAGACTAACGATGAAGATAAAGATCTTTGGCTCGTACGTGAAGGATTATGAGGAGACAGCGGAGCAGTGGTTCGCCGCAAATCGGGATCTTGAGGTCAAGCATATCGCCATTACATTGAACCAGGCGGGGGATTGGATCCTGACCGCCGTTTTCTATGAATGAACAAATATTTCTTTTCACAAATTGATTTTCCCCTTGACAAAGGCATTTTAGTAAATTAAACTGTTTACAAACTTGTAACTTAAGAGGAGACAATGAAGCCGAAAAAAAAGCTTGTCCTCGAATCTGCCTTTCCGGGAAGTAATCTCAATTTAGTTCAAGCCAGGGTTTCTAAGGATCTTTATGAAGCCATTGAAACCGAATCTAAGAAACGGGAAAGATCCATTCCCGAATTGGTCAGGGACTTCGTCTCTTTTCATTTAATCCCAGGGACGCTGAAGAAGAAAATATCCGAAGGTAAAGAACTCGATTCAAAAGATCGTGAGCTTCTTGAAGCCTACAGGGACTACCTTTCGGAACTTGCAGAAGCCTGCACATCTATTGATGAGAGCCAGCGGAAGATAGAATTCAAAAAGGTCAAGCGTCATCTTAGGGGAATAGATGCCCTGCTTGATAAGAAGGTGGAAGAAGCGGTCAGCAGGGTCATCGACCGTATGCAAAAAGAAAAGAAAGGGGGTAAATTTAAATGAAAGGTCAAAAAATTCTTCATGGTTTAGTAGAGCAAAGTGTTACCGGGGCCGTCGATAAGATTTTTAAAGCGAAGAGGAGGACCGCGTACATCAACGATCTCCCGGATGAGAGTTTTGCTTACATCGAGGCAGGGGGTACAAAAGACGCTGCGGGCAAGACGAACCCTCGGTCGTTAAGACGTTTACCTTTTCGGCACGCAGACGGGAAAAGCGATCCTTCTCACTTACGCGCCGCGTTGGCCTTTTTGCCAAAGTCGGACCTCTCCGATGAGGCGAAGAAAAAAGCCGAGGGTGTGCTTTCGAAGGCAGCCAAGGAAGCCAAGGTGGGTGAATACCGGAAAGAAAGTCTTGGAGAGCAGAAAGTTGTCGCTGCCTCTACCGGTGACGGTTACGACATAACGGGGAGTTACGAAGAACTTCGAAACAAGATTCGGGACGCTTTGGTTGACGCTGGTCAGTACGGAAAATATCCGAGCATTGCGGCGACCTTCCCGAAAAAGATTTTCATTCAATCTGAAGATGGCCGGTGGTTTGAAATCGAATATTCCATCGAGGCTGACGCCGTGAAGCTTGGGGCACAACGTGAGCTTGAGAAAAAAGTAGAGTTTTTTCTCAAAGAATGGCTCGAGAAACTTTCGGGCCCCGAAAAAGATTTTCATTCAATGCAGGAAGAAGAGCTTCATCGATCCCAGCGAATCATGGCCGGGATTGAGCAGCGTCCCAGTTTGAAAGTTGAAGTCAATGAGAAGGAGCTTACAGAGAAGCAACTCCGACAGCGGGATCTCTCTTCGGTTGTGATTTTTGGGTGATCTCCTTTCAGGCGCCGCCGTTGGGGCGATGAGAGCCAACGGGGTTTTAATTTCCATAACGACCCTGGCTGGGGGGGGTAAAATACCAGCCATCTCCTTTTGTGATTCCCCTGGAGAGGATAATCCTCAGTCCTCTCCAGGGGAAATTTAATCGATTAGGAGTGAAAGAGGTGAGCCAGTTGCGATCAATTTGCAATTTAACAGAGGGCAAATCGTACGGTGGGCGCAGAGTATTCGCTTCAGAGAAATCAGTCCTGATGTCTACCCTGGTCCGGTTAGTAGGTAGCTTGAAATCAAATCTTGACCGGAAGCTTATTAACAAATCGGTCGCCGGGTATACTGATCTCAAAGAAGAGTTTAAGACCTCTCTGTTTGGGATCCTTAAATCTTATCAGGGTGGAGAAATTACCGCTGGCGTAATGGAGTCGATGTGGCGTTCCGAGATCAAGGATGGCTGGGAGAAGGCTTACAAGCTCGGTGTCGGATCAGTCGGCAATCCATTTGGCGTTTGGGATGAAGACAAATCCTGGCTCAAAGGCGCTGAAGCTGAGGAGTTTGGGTATCTCGGAAAGTTTGTAAAGGATATCCAGAAAGATCGACTTGTGATGGATGCTGAGCGGCGTCTTTCAATGTATGCCGAAACCCTGGACGGGGTTTATCATCACGGCCAGGTTGACGGGTCCCCTGAGTACGTAAAAATCTATTGGAAATATTCTGAGGGGGCAAAACATTGTGATGACTGCCTTAGATATGCCGCCGGATCGCCCTACACCCGGAAGACATTAAAATGTGTTCCCCGCGATGGAAACTCGCGCTGCCTCAGCCGCTGCAAATGCTCTCTTCGTTTCGTTTATTCTGACGAAAAGCCAAAACCTGAGCTGTACGTTATTAAAGGTCCGAAGCCTGTTGTTCTGCCTCAAGGTTATCGCCTACCGTCTGATAATGAACGTGACAAGCTTGGTCAGATGTCATCCGAGATTGATCGACTTAGAGGAATGGTCAGTGCCACAAGTGGTGCCCAAAAGAAAGAATTTATCATAGCACGTCGAGATTTGAACGCCGACATGATCGATTACATGGAGAAGCACAGGATTTATTACGTGCCCGGTGGGCAAGTTCAGAAAACGAAGTTTGTTGAGTCCCTTGCTGGGGAAGCCTTGAAGGAGCTTCTTACCGAGATGAGGTAAGGATGATCACTGTTGATACCACATCATTGAGAGAAAAAATCAGAAGAACCATGCGTTTGTTGGACAATGCCCAGGTGCAGGCGTGGGGGCTTGCAGCCTATTTCCTGAATGTCATTAAGGAGCGAACGCCACGGAAGACAGGCGATACAGCCAAATCATGGACCATCCATTATCACAAATCCGGTGATACGGTCACGTGGGAGATCACTCCTGATGGAAAAGAAGATATCGTCACCTTTCTCGAATTTGGGACTAAGCCGCATGTGATCGAGCCAAAGGACGAAGACGGCGTTTTGGTTTTTGAAATCGAAGGGGAGACGATCTTCGCAAAAAAGGTTTTTCATCCCGGGACCAAACCACTGGGGTTTGTAAGATTGACCCAAGAAGATCTGGATAAATCAGTAACCGAAATTATTGACCGGCTGCACAGCCGCATTGGTTCAATTTGGGGGTAACATGGCTGGTGATGTAAAAATCTCATACGGGTCTACCGGTTTTGAGAAAGTAAACGAGGAATTAATACAGCTCGAGAGAACAGGCGGCGGCGCCCATGCATGGTTCAAACCGCTGCAATCTTCCCTAATAGAAGCTGAGAGGGCGGGAGAGTCATTTGTCTCTAAGCTCAGTTCAGGATTGCAATCGGTCGCGTCCGTGGCCGGTGGTGTGGTTGGTGAAATTGCGAAGATAGCAGTTGGGATCACAGCTGTAACTGGGGTGATTGGTGGCGCTGCTACGATTGCATTTGCATCGTGGTCAAAGAGTATTCTCACGACAACCGAGTCGTTTCGGATGTTGGAGATCAGCTTATACGGCGCTCTGAAAAGCTGGGAATCGGTCAACAAAGTCTCTGAGTTCGCAAAGAAGTACTCAGCCGAATATCCGGCCATGTATAAGGACGTCATGCAGGCGATGCAAAGCTTCGCTTACATTCCATCGATGAAACCAATGCTTGAAAAGGGCGATGTCACGGAAATGAAAAAAATGATGGACATCGTCCAAGCCCTAACGACGATGAGGCCGGAACAAGGCACCCAGGGGGCTTTGTTTGCGTTGCGTGAGGCGCTCTCTGGGAATTGGCGTTCATTACAGATGAGGTTTGATCTCCCGATTGAAAGCATCGCTAAGGCTGGTGGCATGACAATGGAACAGATGACGAAAAGTCCAGCAAAAGCTATTAAAGCGTTAGAGGCTTTCACCGGAGAATTTGTTGGCGTTGATACGATGGCTATGATGGCTAAAAATTTGGGTACACAGGTAGATAATCTCCGAGAGAAATACAACCTTTGGAAGGAAAGCATTGGCAAGGCTGGCTTTTACGATAAGGTCATAAACTACTTGTTGAAACTAAACGAAGCCTTTGAGAATCTCCTCAAGTCGGAGACATTGGGAAAAATTACCAAGCAGATAAGTTCTTTCATGGAGTCAATTGCTGATAAGATCGCATGGATCTTCACGGAGGGAATCAATTGGGAAGGTATTACCGATATGAAGGGTGCCTTAGAAGCTTTCAGGAAAGTTGGTCAAAACGCCATGGATGCCTTGAGAGAGGCCTGGGAAGTAGCTAAGGGAC